GGTAGGCCCGGGCCGTGTGAGCCGGGTCGCGCCCCTGGTCCTGCAGTGTTTGGATGCGGTTTTGAAAGATGGCTTCACGCTGATCAGGGGAAGCCATCAGAAGATCCCGAGCGAACCCGGCAGCCTCCTTCACCTTTCGCTCATCGTTCAGGCCGACGACCTGGTGCAGGTTCTGTGCGATCTCTGGATATTGGAGCGAGACCTTGGCCATCGCGTCTGGATCGCCGCTCTGATAAGCCTGCTGGGCGGCGGAAGATGCTTCTTGCTGACGCTGCTTCTGCTCGTCCTCTGCCCTCTGCCGGCGCTCCTGCTCAGCCGCAACCACTCGCCCCTGGCGAATGTTGGCCAGGGTTCCGCTGAGGCCAGAAAGCCCCGAGCTGAAGTCGTTGCCTGGATCGACGTAGAACGGATTGGTAGCCATAATTTAGTCCCAGAGCCCTGTCCAGCCGCCGATGTCGCGAGCCGCGAGACCGCCAGTCAATTCGCTTTTGATGAGGCCGCCGACGGAGGTCAACGACTTACGGTTACCGTGCTGCCACTGATAGCTCTCGTTTCCGAGGCCGGCGCCGATGATCGCGCCGATTGGGCCGCCGACAGAGAAGCCGCCCGCCGCACCCTGCCCGGCTGCCGCCGCCGACCCCATGAAGCTACCGCGGTCACGCCCTTCGACGCCCTGAGGGGTCTGCATGCCCTGGGTAATGCCATATGCATCTTTGGCCATGTTCAGGCCGCCGAACGCCGAGCCAATAGTGCTTCCAAGTCCCGAGCCTGCCGCACCTGCCGAACCAGCCTCAGTACCTCCCGCTACAGCAGACTGGCCAGCACCTGCGCCCCCTGCATATGTTGAGTTACCAAGCTCTCCGGCTTGTAGGGACTGGCCAACCCCATAACCAGTCCCCCCGATCTGGCTACTACCGGCTGCTCCGGCGCCCTTCATGCCATTGTAGACAGTGCCAAGACCTTTCAAAGCTTTGGCTAGCTGCATGGCATTCGGGTTCTGCGCAGAGCCACCTGCATTCATTGGCTGGCGCGTCTGGAACGGCTGGTATTGATCACGCTGCCGCTGTTGGTTCTGTTGGGTAACTGGCGTGTACTCAAAGGCCATGAGGAGTCACTCCAATTGCTTGGTAGTCGACACACTTGAAGCCATTACGCTCGGTGACAGCATGCGGATGCGTAAGCTCGACTTCTTGGGCGATGACGCCAGTTGAACGACCAATGAGCCCTAGAACCGCCGCTGCTTCATTCCACACCCAGCTATATACGTTGTGCCCGTTCTTCTGGCCGCGCAGCTTGATGTTCTTCTTCAGTCGCTGATCAGAATAAGTGCTGTATGAGTTGTAACCTTCCAGAGCCAGCGCACCGGCCCCCAGCGCGTTATTAACGTTGCTCTGCCCTGCAGCTGCCGAAGATTGAGCACCGCCGATAATTCCCTGAGCCAAGGTCTGCCCGACACCTGCTTGTGCGCTTGCGATGTTGTTGGCGTTCGATGGGAGTTGGGCCATACCTTGGAGCCCGGACAGCTGGTTGGCATAGGAGGACATCAGAGCGTTCTGGTTGACCGCCGCAAGATTCTCATTGGTAGTGCCAGACCGCAGGCCGCCAGTAGCGGAGGCATTGCGCAGGACGCCTTCCTCGCCGCGTTTGATTGCGGTCTGATAGAACGGGCTGGCCTCGGCCCGTTGGATGATCGACATGCCATCGCCACCATAAACGCCGTTGGAGTCAAACCCATATTCGGCACCAAGACCTTGCAATGCACCCTCACGGTAAGCCTGGGGCAAACGCTCAGTTTGCTTGAGGTAGTCCAGCGCTTCACGCTGGGCCTGTGCTTGTACTTCTGCAGCATCTTCTGCAGCGCCGCTATCACCACCGCTCATGGCCTATACCTCGCGTAAACTTTCAAATATTCATGATCGATAACGTGCTCGAAGCCACATTTCTCCATGAGCCGTGCCACGCTGCGCCGCTTAATACTGCCCATCACCACCTGGCACCACGGCATAAGGCTGAAAATCAGTTCGACAAGCTCAGAAGTTGCTTCCTTCAGGCGTCTTAGTGATTCCGGCTTTGCCGAAAAATGGCAGAAGATCGCGTTCTCCCTTCTGGTCATGGACACATAGACCTCAGCATCCAGCCAGCGCCAAACCTGGTGGTCGGGCTCCCAGTACAGGTCGCCCATGTCCTCGCAGAGGAAGGCCTGGCGGTACATCACACAGCAACCCAGCCAGTGCGCGAGCCAATTACCGGATTCACATAAAGCTGCGTGGTCGACGTATCCAGGTATTGGCGCGTCCGGTTTGCCGGCTGCACCCCTTCTGGGCTGCCAGACCCGACCAGCATGTAATCCGCACCGCGAGAGATGTAGTCGCTAACCATCGCGTCAGGCCATCCCGTGAAACCCATCACGTCAGATGCCGAAAGATCTAAAGAAAGATTGTTGTTAGCCAACTTCGAGATACCCCCGACCAAATGCCATTTTTGCCCTGGATGCACCGCGCAGCTTGAAGCCCACCCAGTTCCGCACATACCCCATACGGTTCACGATGTAGCGTTGGTTGTAGTCGCCAGGAGTTCCGTAGAGCGCCGTGACCTCATGCCCATACGTCACGCCGTCATAGGTCATCGAAACGAACAGAGTGGCGTCATCAGAGGGCGAATGGCCCGGCATGATGTCGATGTTCAGGCTGTCGACTGAGAGGCCTTCCAGGTACATGAACGGGGTGTAGAGAACCCATTCTCCCATCTCTCCGTATTGATCCACTGACAGCGGATCAAGGACGCCAAGGCGAAGGTCAATCTTGTCGCCGAATACCCACTTACCTAGCCGCGGGTCGAAAACTCCGTTGATCCCGCGCCATGGCAAAGACCCGGTGCCGCGCTTCAAGATTGACCAGGCGTTATCGATGCCGGATGAGTTGGCAACCGTCTCGTTGAAGAGCAGTGTTTCGTTAGGCAGATGGATGTAGATGAAGGCCATCCCATCGACCTCTACAGCTTCCATCGACACATCGACGAGCTGAGGCTCTGTGTACTGACTCAGTATCCGATCGATTGCCCGCGTGGAGATCTGCTGGGTCGAGCCGACACCAAGCATGTGCACGCCAAGGTCAGACTCTTTACGACTGCCCACGAAGTACCAGGACTGCTTGAGCTCACACTTGGCGTGAGTGGCCACGATGCCGATCTTCAGCGCCCGAGCCTGGATGCGACTAAATGCGAAGTTCGTCGATGCAACGTTGGCGAAAAACTCGGTGGTGTACCGCCCGAACACGATCACTTTGTCATCGGCAGTCTTGCCGACGCCAAGGGTCGGATCAGGCGAGAACTCGGCCGTAGCGAAGGCCAAGGGATCGAACAGTTCTTCGTTCGCGATAGTGGTGTGATAGAGATACTCGCCGTCGGTGAGGAAGTAGTAACCATCAACCCAAGTGCCATCAATCGGCGTCTTGATGTCCGGATCAAGTATTTGGCGAAACCCATTTACCGGGTCATACAGCCAGAATGCACCACCACCGATCACCGCCTGAGTATTGAATGAATAAGGCATCGACACCTGTTCCATGCCTGGAATATTGCCGAACCGTTGATTCGAACCGTCCTCTTCAATCACCAGAAACTGGGTGTAAGAGACGCGGAAATGCATCTGCAGACGCTCATTCCACACGCCGCCGCGGTCAGGCCCTGAGCCAGTACCGTACTCAGTCAACCCTGAGTGCTGGAGCATGAAGCCGGCGGCGCCCATGACAGGCTTGGGCACCGCGTACATGTTTTCCGGGATGGCATCGAGGTAGTCCGTCTGGACACTTACCTTGTCGCCTTTGATCAGAGTGATCGGGATCTTCTGGACTGGCATATTCTCTTCACCTATCCGTCAGATGTTCTGATCCCCTACGCGAACGCAGGGAGTTACTTGGAAGTTTCGGATGCGGACCTCGACGCGGCCCTCACTGGTCTCGATCCTGATCTTCACTTGCTGCCAGATAGACGGAGTGAGATCGATCGGCGCTGAGAGTCGATAGTCAACGTCTGCCACATTGAGCGCGCTGGACACCACGACCAGGCCGTTGTCACAAGTGACGACGAAGGTGTCGATAGCCTCGTCAGTGCGCAGGTAAGCTTCGAAAGACTCCGTAAAGTCGTTCGTTTCGCCCTGCATGATCTCGAGGGTTTCGGGCTTGTTAGGAGGCAACTCGTTGAACTGTGTGTAGAACCGTTGCCACCGCTCGTAACGCCTGTTACCGCTGCCTACAGGCTGACGGCTTGGGTATTGAACGTTCCTGATTCGATTCCGGGCGCAGATGCCAGAAGCCACCGACAAAGATTGGGACGCCTGGGCGTACAGAGTCGCCGGCGGTTCCTTGTTGAAGTCAGAAACCAGCCGTACCGCCAAGTTGCAGGCGATCATGTTCCAGAACTCTTGGGATACGCCTAGGTCGCTGTTCGGATCAGGCTCCTGCTCGAAGTTGTAACCAACCTCAATGCCACGAGAAGCCAGCTCGGACATCATGTTCTCAAGCTCACCCAGGGCCAGCTCAAGGTCAGACGGGTTAGGCTTGACCGTGAGGCCCGAGATACGCAGCTTCGAGTATGCCGCGGAGATCCGATCGGCCTTGAGCGGAGTCATCAGGACACCAGGGCCTTACGCAGAGTGTTGATGCGCTTGGTTTCCCAGCCATCAATACCCGCTTCTTTTGCAGCCTCACGGATTTCTTGATCAGTGAGCTCAACGCGCGCCGGCTCTTCAGTAGAGGTAGCCAGTGCAGTTTCATAACCCGGTGGATTTACCAACCATCCAGACGCAAGAAGACCTTCAAGGTGTTCAACCTCGCAGGTAGTCATCTCGCACTCGATGCCATGCTCAACATGGCCAACACCTTCTCGATACAGAACGCACGCCATATCCTGGCTCTCCAGGCTAGGGGCCACTCGGGCCCCAGCCATTGAAGGTGATTAGAAGGTCACAGCAACGCCGCACCGCGAAGGGTCTTTGATGGTGACGCCCCACCAGGTGAACAGGCGGTAGCGGAACTGAAGGTTGACCATGTTGGCGTCGTAGATCATGTACATCTTCAGACCGTTTTTCATGGTCTTGTTGATGACCTTCAGGCCGTCATAAGACTTGAACAGCTCGGCAGGAATGGTGCCACCCAGTACTTCGACTGCATCTTTGTCGTAGAACAGGTTGGTCTTCTTCGATGTGTCGATGTTCATTCGGTTGACGGTGGCGGCGTTCAGGATCCGGGTATTTACGTTGGCGTATGCAGCTTCCAGAGCAGAAAGCGCCGGGTCGTCGAGCGCGATCGGCTTTGGCGAGATCACCAGCGAAGTACCGCCGGCGGGTTTGCCGGTGACGGTGAACGTCATTGCCACACCAGTATCGGACTTGTCCGCCAGGCCGAGGGCCTTAATGGTTACGCCGCCATTTGCGATCGTGACCTTGTCGCCGATGTTGTAGAGGGCTGAGGCCGCAACCGGGATCGTCGCGTAGCGGTAGTCGACGTTAGTAACGGTGCCGTTTGTGGAGTTCACGGTGCCGGCAGTCGGCGCGAACGATTGGTTTGCGGTGACAGTAGTAGCTGGGTCAGCACCGCCGATGAGGTTGGGCAGGAACGAGGCGGTATAAACATCGAACTCGGCGATGTTCTGGCCGATCTGGCCGGTTGCCCATGTGGTTTCAGGGCGACCCTGAACAGTCTGGCGTGCAGCCAGATCTTTGGAGTACTTCAGGTTGTCGCGGTCATTGAACAGGAAGAATCGCTCAGACTTAGCGCCTTGCCGCTCGTTCATCAGGGTCTGCGCTTCGCCAACAACGTCGTAACCGCTGGTAACGTTGGTGCGATAGAACATGGCGCCCTGAGTGCCGATAGCAGTTGCAATCGCCTTGTTCAGGTTGGTGGCCTGTTGGCGACCAGCTTCCATCCCTGCTTTTTCCCAGAAACGCATGTCGCGCATATCGTCAGCGCGTTGGCTAACGAAGTCGTTTGTTGGAGTACCCAGAAACGCTGGGTAGGTCTCTTCGATGATTCCTTGTTCCTGGCCAGTCAGATCGAAGCCAGTAAGCGACGGTCGGTGCTGCTGAACTGGGCGCCAGATTGTGTTGCCGGAGTTCTGCATCGTCGCGGCATCGGGCTCGAAGAATTCGGTCGTCGGGAGGAGCATGTCCTGGGGCTCGTAGGTGTCGAGCGCATTTGCGAACATGACCTCGGCAATCTTGCCTGCGGTTAAAGCTGCCATCGTTTAATTCCTTACCAAGAGTTCACGTTGATTTTTGCGGCCGCGGCTTCACGTCGCACATCAAAGGCACCCTGCGCATCACCACGTTTATGAGCCTCAAGGTACTTACGGTGTAAGGCCTTGCCTGCATCAGTGGTGTTTGCATCGCCTTGTACGATTGAAGCCGGGGCTGGCGCGCTGCTTCTCTTGCGTGGAGGAGCGGTCAACTCGGCGGACAGGCGCCCCAAATAGATAGAGGCCTGAATACCGCTGGGATCTTGGGCAAGCTTTGAGGTCAGTTCAGCAAGGCGCTTCGGGCTCACCCCGAGGTTGTAGAGCACCTTCTCTGAGCCTTCGCCCAAGCTGGCGATCAGTGCGTTCGTGATGTGCTCGCCACTTTCGCCGCCGAACACGCCCTGAACAGCCTCACGCACTCGCCTGTCTGCAGACTGGTACAGGTCGGTACTGATACCGCTTGCTGCTGCCAGGACTGCTGCCCGCTCGTAATGTTGATCCACGCTGGAGCTGATTTTTTGGTGCGCTTCCAGTTGCTTGCGCTGCTGTTCGTATTGCTGGTTGCCGGCATGCTGCTGGGCAAGGTTCTCTTTGACTTTCCAGTCAGCCAGGGCGTCGATGTAAGCCTCGTCCGGGTCGTCTTGGTCGTAGAAATCCTCGCGCTTTGGCCGCGCCGGCAACTGTGGCGATACGGACTTGTTGCGCAGCTCATCAAGCTGGGCACGCATCGTTTCCAGTTCCGATTGGTGCTGTTTCTCCAACTTCGAACGGAGCTTGGCTTTCGCCGCGCCGATATCGCTGTCGGTGAATTTCTTGTCTGCACCTTGCGACTCCTGGTCGTCGCCCTTCATCCATGCTTCGGGTTCTGCCTGCTGGCCGTCTTCGCCGTCTTGACCATCCGCATGGTCATCCA